ATTAGATGCAACAGCAATAGTATGCTTGATACCAGGGTTGTGTCTAATAGTTAAGAATGTCTGCATATTCATAACAGCAGTATTAGGAATAAAACCTACAGCATCGTTAATAGCTTGGAATGCCACGTTAGTGTCTCCAACTATATCTGAGTTTGCATAATCATTCCATTGATCAGAACCAGATAAAGTAATTTTGTTCCCAGAAGGGTAGTTAGAAGCAACAAAGATTTGATCAGCTAGACCTTTTTCTCTAGATACCATAACTGCTTTCTTAAGCAACTTAGTAAATACTCTCTCTGCCTTATCCATACCATTTCTCCAAGAAGAGGTATCGAAAGCTTTACCAATATCCTTAGTAATAGCTAACTTTAGTCCATGACGCTTAGTTGCGTATGAGCTTCCCTTCTCAATAGTTACTTCGATCTCCGGAGTAGCAGCTTTTCCTGCAATATAGTTCGGGTGAACTTGTATTGACTCTGAAGCCTCAGTACCTAGTGATATAATATCAGCAGATTCTGAAGTAATGTTCTGAACCGGCATTAAGCGATCTCTTATGAAACTTGTGTCTGCTGGCATATAATCATTGTAAATATTTGTCAAAATTGGGTCATTTGTAATTTCAATTGTACTTGGCATTTTATTATCTCCTTTCGTTTATTTTATTTAGCCTACAACTCTTGATAGAATTCGCACTTTACCAATATCGTTCGCAGCTGTAGTAGGTGCTAGCATTTCTGCAACAACTTCATCACCAGCAGCTGTAGCAGCTGTTAGTTTTCCGTTACCGTCAGATTTCATTAAATCACCAGTAGCAGATGTAGCGTCTGCAATTACAGCGTAGCTGTTCTTACCAACTTGAAATGCAACTTCAGCAACAGATCCTAATGCAGGCCCATTCTGAAGAAAACCAGCTTTTTCACCAGCTCCGGCAATAGCAACTCCAGTGCCGTCAGTTCCAAGTGATACACATAGGTATTTACTAGCGCTTAAATCAGATTCAGCAATGTATGATTCAGTATTACTTAAATTTTGTAATGACATATTAATTATCTCCTTCCATTTTAGCTTTCAAATCTTTAGCTGTGTAAAATTTACTTGCAGCTTCAGAATACCCGATCCCATCTTTAACAGCTAGAGCAAGAATTTCTTTATGCTCTACCTCTTTATCAGAAAGACCCTCGCTTGTGTCAACAGCATCAACACTTTCTTTCTTAACCTTAGCAATTACTTTAAGTTCTTTAGCAGCTTCTGCAGCTTTCTCAGAACCCAATGCAGTAAATGCAGCTTTATAGATTGTATCATTCAAAACCTGAGAAGACTTACCGTCATCAATCAGTTTATCCAGAATATCCTCAATCTTACCAGCTTCAACTTCTGCTATATTCGTAGCAAGAGCTTCTTTTGCAGCAATAGACGCATCTAAAGCTTCTTTTAAATCTTTTTCAGAAGCAGCTAATTTTGCTGATAAATCAGTAATCTGCGCTCCTAAAGCATTAAAATCCATATCATGCTCTTTTTTCAAAGCATCTAACATTTCTTTCTTGTTCATCTTAATTTCTCCTTTCGAAATTTCTTTGATTATCTTTTTAGCATTTTTGGAACTCTTAGGTTTGTCCGGAACCTGAGAACCATTAACTCCTTTGCACATGACCATAGCTAAAGAGCCGTCTTTTGCACGACCACTGAAAGAGTTAACGAAGTCATTTACTTCCTCATTACCTTCTTCATACTCTAAAGATGCGTCATCTAATACGAAATCTACCAATCCCAGCTCTAATGAAGAACCTGCGTTTAAATAAGTATCCTTTTTCATTAGATCTGACAAAATGTCGAAATCGTTGTTAGTGTTTTCTGCCAAAACAGTAATTAATTGGTCATTCACTTTCCTAGACTCTTTCAGGTCTTCTTCCATCTCAGAGATTTTTCCCCAAGTCATCGTAGACACTTCATGAATCATAGTTCGTGAGTTTTCACCAATATATCTTTCCTTACCTGCAGACAATAGCACTGCACCGCAAGAATCAGCTTCACCAAGACAAATAGTGTTAACATTAGAATTAATGCTTTTCATTGTATCCAAAATAGCGAATAAAGAATAAACTTCCCCACCATAACTATTAATTACTATATTGATGTCTTCGTTAGCTTCCTGATCTAGCTTAACTAAACCTTCTATTAATGTTTGACTTGTGCTCTGATCGAAATAGTCAAATAAGAATAGTGTTCTGTCGAAATTAAATTCCGATAGTTTTTTGTTCATTTAGTTGTAATAGTGTTCTGTCGAAATTAAATTCCGATAGTTTTTTGTTCATTTAGTTGTTTCCTCCTTTCATAAGATTTTCAACCTGAGATTTTAAGCCTCTGCTGTGAGCATTAAACATAAAGAAATCACCATCACCATCGTAAAAATTCTTCACAGCATCCCTAGTATTACCTACAAATATAAAGGTAGCTTTTCTACCATGTAGTTCAATTTCTGGTTTGAACCCTTTCATCTTCAAATAACTTGATAATGCTAGGTCAGTTGTTTTATAATATCCACTCATATAGTAACCCCTTAATTTATTCCGCCGAACTTGGGTCGTTTTCTGGTTTCTTTTGAGGAGTTGTGTCATCCTCAGTTCCCTCGTTATCCGACTTATAGTCTGGCTCCATAACTGTAATCCTGGTGGATTCAGCATGAATTTCAGGCAATTCAAGATCTCTTCTGATCTTTTTCTCTAGATTATCATCAGATCTCACAGCTCCAACTGTAATATACCCCCTGATAATCTCCATAGCGGTCTTGGCATCATCCTTTGCTATCCCTCTAACTACCATATCACACCGAACTTCGGGCTCGCCGAAGTTGAAAACATAATCTTTATGCGCTTTATCGCTTAATTTATCAGAAATATACTCTCCAGTAGCAAGTAAGCTGTTAAGGAATAATTGCATCTGGCCATCATTCTGAGCATTACCACCAGATTTTCCGATACCAATCTCTAAAAATGAAGCCAATATAAGGTCTAATATTGCTGTATCCTCCCTTCGGATAGATTTAGCAATGGCATCACTGTTGTATTTGCCCTCTTTTATATCAAATCCTCCGTCTTTTAACTCATCTGGAAGGATTATATATGCTTTCTGGTGTCCTGCATAAGCTTGTCCTATTGACTCAATATATGCTTTTTCAGCCGAGTTATTTATCATTCCTTTAGGTACATAGAATATCGGGGTCCCAACAGACATTTTTTCAGCACCAATCATATCTAGTTTAAGGTATAAGTCTTTTCGGACATAACACCCATAAGCGCTTCTAATAACAGAAACACCTTCAAAGTTATCTCCCTCTTGCTGGTTAGTGAAGCACATGAGTGTGTCACCGGGAATCCATTTATCAATTGTCTCATCTCCATAATATAGTTGTCTGATTCGGTCAATCTTAGCTTCTTTAATGTTCCATTTCTGAACTGTCTTCTGCTTAATATATCCCATATCCTTTAATGTCCAGATTTTCCCTAATTCAGGGTCCTCTACAACATGTTGATAAGGTTCAAATAAAGAAAACCCAAAAGGAAGCATTCCAAGTATTTCAGTAAGTATAGAATTCCAGTTTTTAACTGGATATTTCTTATAATAATTGTTTTTATAGAGAACTTGTTTCATCTGCTCTTCATCATTCTCATCTTTAGCAACGAACTCAAATTTGGCGGATAAAAGTGGAGTATAGATTACTCTTAATGCTTGCTGAACCTTGTAGTCAGATTTTCGCATTTGATCATATGTAGCGTAGCCTTTAGCACCTCTTAGTGTTGCTAAATATTCCTCATAGAAGTTCTCACCTCTAATATCCGTACCTGAAATACTGGTACGTTTAGTAGCTACATTATAGTTTTCGTAACTTGCAGATTCTTCCATAATATGCTCCTATTATACTCTAGTTTTTTAATACCGCATAGAGCTGACGGCACATAAACTATCTAAACCTTGTGCCATAGTATCATTATATATATTACTAATATGCACTCTTGTCAAATTTCCTTCTTTATCAAAATACTTCTCTGTATCTTGTTTCATGAGGTGTGTTTTACCTTCATCACCTGCAGCATAAGAGAATGACATTGTCCCCCAACCGTAACCATGGCGCACATAATTCATCATTATTGCTGCTTCTAAATGATCGGGACTTTTCCCCTGTAGTAGCTTTTTAAGTTTCTCTTTGGATTCTATTTGAATCCAGCTCTCCTTCATAAGATATGTTAAGGCTAGAGCCTGTTTTTGGAACTTTTCATGGGATGGGTAGGTAATGTTCTTATCATACACATCTTTCCTAAATATCCAGAACGCTTCTGCTCTTTTATTCCTAAATCTGAACTTCTTGAGCTCCGGCAGTGAATTAGCACCGTCTTGAGACTTGAACTCAGTAATTGAAGACCCTAGTATATCTAGGGCATCAATTAATCCTGCTCCATTACCATTTGCATCCGATATAATGTTAAAGAGGGGGATCTTAAACTCGGCAGCTTTCGCCAGCAAAATGGGGGCGGTAATGGAGCTCTTTTTATGTTTGTATTCCTCAAACCAGAGGATACCTTGGTCATCTCCATAGCAGAAGACAGTTTTATCGTCTCCTTCTCTAGCTACATCGATACCAATATATTTTGGTGTTCGTACTGTTCTTAGTTCGGCTTGCTCGTCATCTGTAAGCAGCCCTTCTTTGAAATAGATATAAGGCACTAACTGGTTTGGAATATCTGCATAATCCCAGTTACCTTTAACATACCGTTCGTACTCAGCTTCTGGCAATGATTCCAGTAATTTCAGATATTTTGCACTATTCCAAGGGTTGTCTTGAGGTAGCGCAGGTTGGTAATAGAACGGAGCCTCGAGTCTGTTCTCAGCCCATTTATCATAGAAGACATCTTTAACCCAAGCATTAGACGGATTACACGTAACTAATACTAGTGGAGGAATGCCATAGTCGTTATTCATCCACTGCCCTGATCTTGAGATAGCAACACTAAAAACCTTACGATCTAATTCGTTACCCTCTTCTAAAATAATGATAGTAGGCTCCAACCCTCTCATATCATTAAGTTCGGGGTCGGTACTAATATCAACACCCATGCCAATTACCTCGGAACCGTTCTTGTAATACCAAGTTTGATCTTGCTTGTTGAGAGTGGCTCGTTTAGTGTCCTCGCCCATACCGAGTATCTTTCTAAACGATGGCCAAGTATTACGTTTGATGTTTGAAAGTGTCTTACGAATGACAACTATCCTAACACCTGGGTATTGCATACATAATTCATCAGCGAATCCTAATACTAAGAAAGTGTTGTGGGTTACTGTAAAGTCATCTGTTAGGTATAAGCTATTAGGGTTGTCTATAGATATACATTGAGCTTCTGCGTGTCCTGTGCGTTCTATACTAGTTATGTGTTTAGTTAAGCTTTTCGGGGCTTTTTTTAATCTTTTTCTCTTCCTTTTTAGCCATACCATCTCATCTTGTGTTGGTGCACTAAAGTGTATTGTGTAAGCCTTCCTTCCGTTCAAAAGCTCGTCATTAAATGTGTAGGTTGGTGTTTTATCTGTTATCGACCCTCTTCCACCTAAACTTCGTACTAAGTGTAGAAAATCTTCAGCAAGCTGTGTTGAAGTTGTTGTATAGGATAAATGCCCTTGTTTATCGACAAAACCATCAGAGTCCATCAAACCTTGAATTAATAAATACCTGTCCTGTACTGCCATATATAAATATGTTTGCGGAATGTGTTTCTCATAAGAATATTTGTCCTGTAGCCCAAAGAACCCCGCTTCTTCATATAGGTTAGGAATTGAGTATTCTATATTAGATCTTCCTGATACCGAATTAACATCATACCCAAATGATCTTATTCGCTCCACCACCTCTGAATCAGCCGAAGTAAATTTAACGGTTCTACTCCCTCTAAAACAACCATCACCAAGCAAAAAACCTAACACATAAGGGTGTATCAAATTTGCACGAGTTGCTTTATTAATAGGCTTTGTAAATTTAACAGGGTTGCTAATAGGTATTAGAACGTTTGATTTAGTTCCATCATTTATAAGAGAAGCAAGTTGCTCAGTAGTTCCCACTTTCCACTCGGTATTTCTTTTATTAGATGGAGCTGTCCTCATTGATCTCTTATAATTCCACAAATGATCTTTTGTAGCTTTTGCCTTCGAGCCATCACTAAACTTAATAGTGTATATGTCTTTCTTACCTTGTGGATAAACGCCTATTACTTTTGAAACAGACCCGTCTGGATTGCAAATTTGAGATCCCACCTTCATATCCCCCATTGTCTTAGGTCCGAAAGGTGTATATATTGTTGAATCTAATGGTTGAGCCTTACCACTACGAATTCCTCCGCCATATAACAGGATATTATACAATCCTGAAAAGATTGCATCTAAGAATGATTGTTGTTTCGGTGAAAAAGCCAAGTTGACTCCTTATCTCTTTAATATAATATTATAATGGGTTGTCTTCGTCTATTTCTTCTTCGGTTTTCACAGCTCCTGCCATTGCTACAGCACCAGTGCTCTTTCCTGGTATATATCCATCGAATAATCTCTGCCCAGTCTCTACTGTGCCTGATAGCTCTAGTTTTTCTTTCGTCATTTCTAGTATTTTAACTAGACTCTCCAGCGCAGTCATCTTGCTGTGTAATTTTATTTTAATGCCTTGCGCTGATTGAGAAACCTCTGCAACTGCTGCAGTAACTGAATCTTCAATTTCGTCCCAATCCTTATAGATAACTTGTGTGTAGCTTGTTGTTATTTTTTCTTTTTTCTTATCAACTTCTTCAGCCCACTCATCATCTTCTTCTTCATTATCCATAGGTTGTTTATAAGTGGTTGTGGATACAGTAAGTACATCTTTAATATTAGAGAATGCTATTTTCTTAAGTTCATTCAAAACCTCAACCTTGTCGATATCAGATGCTTCTAAAATTTTTGTGAGTTTATTTTTTATAATTTTATCAAGAGCTGGATGCTTACACATCGTTCTTATTTTATTTTCTGAAATTCCTTCGGTTTTTTCTGCTGCATACTTATAAGGATTGCGAAGTCCTAATAATAGCCCATCAATTAGATGGTCTACAGCTACGAAATACTCTTTGCCTGGCTCTTTTTCTACATCCATAAATCCTATTATACAGGGTTGTTTTGTTTGTTGCAAGGCTGTGTGAGCTAGCTGGGTGGAAGATAAAGTTTGAATTTGAAATTTTTATTTTTTGGAAAAATTATTTATTTTTGGCATTTTGATTTTTTTGAGGTTTGTATATGGTAGGTTTGTTGCTTTGCCTATCACAGGTCGTGTGCCATGCCAACAAAAAGCAGCCCTACGTCCATTATATAGTAGTCTGGATGGCAGATAACGTTTGAATTTGAAATTTTTATTTTTTGGAAAAATTATTTGAGAGTGGAAGGTGTGCCGATAATCATGTGTTACTTATGTAGAAAGGACAAGGAAAATATAAAAACCGATAACCTGCCCTAGTCATGCGCGAGTCGCGCGTGAGCTTTGATGCGCGTGGGTTCCAAAAAATCGCAGCCAGAGGTGCGCCCTCAGGTATGCGCGAGCGGTATTGAGGGTTGGCTGAGAACCAAGGCACCCGTGGACATAAAAAACAATTGTAAAAAAGCCAGGTGTATTATTGATTGCTTTACAAGCGGATAGTCGATAACACTATAAACAAAGGACAAGGAAAAAGTAAAAAAAAAAAACTGAAAATTGGAGGATAAAATGAGAACAATATACATTGATGACAATGACGGCTTAAAAGTCTTGACAGAGTGGGCACACGTCATGCCACCCTCTAGGAAGTCGGGTAAAATGAAATTGACCAAAGGGCTAGAAATAGCAAGGGCAAGGGCTAGAAATGGCATAGTCCAAAGACATAGCCCAAAGGCTGGAGGTGTGGTTAGAACGATAAACCCAAGACAGACTATAGAGACAGGCAAGGAAGAGTACCTAAAGGCTCAAGAAAGGGCAATGCAACATAGCTACTACATGAGCCTACAAAAGAAGGAAAGGATGGGAGCGTATTGATTAAAGAATATAAAAAAAAGTTAAAAGAGCTAAATGAAACCAAGTGCATAACAACTACAGAGTATGCAACAGCACTTGGCAGGGCTGAAGGATTGATAGCTGGTCTAATATGGGAACTTGAAAGGATGGAAAACATGAACAAGATTCTAAGGATATATTTAGAAGCAAACAAAGACCTTAACAAATTGCTGGAAGAGCTAAATTTGGAAGAAATGGAGGACTAAGAAAAATAAAAAAAAATTGCAAATCTCTTGGGAGCATGTTTTTAAAAGGGCTCTATAATTTACCCTCTTCCAGGAATTTCAAATGTTATATAGCTGTATTTACATTATCTTAAATTGATATATACAGTATAAACATAATAAATAAAAGGGATTGGAGGTTTGACTACTAAGTCAGTAAAGATTTTAAACGATTGGCTAAAAAACACCGATTTCTCATATCCAATTATAAGGATATTCTGGTATATCGGAAAAGCGTAAAAACCACCCAAATTAAGGGTAGAAAGAGATGGAGTTATGATAACCAAAAATAATTTAAAAGAAGTAGTAAATCAGTTATCAGATAGAGACAAAAATCGGATAAAAAAGAGTTCTAAAGAATTTATAGTTTTAGAACTACATGTTTTCAATAGTGGAAGCGTGACAACCTGTATATTAACCAATTGTTGGTGGAAGTATAAACATGTAAGTGATAGAGGCGATAGTTTAATGTATTTAAAGGACATAAAAGAGATGTTGGAGGGAGGTGATAAAGAGTGTATGTAACAATTCTAGACTATACAAACGGCAGAGTGATTATTAGGAAAGTAGCAGGAACAGATTTAGAGGGCTGGCTAGATAATAATGGGTTTGATAGAAGTAACATAGAGTGGATGGGAACTAAAGAACTATCCTTAGAAATAGAATAGGCGGTAATAAAATGAAGATTAAGTTAAAGAAGTATAAAACGTTAGAGAAAGAAGGTTTAGTCCAACATAAAGATGTTCATGGAATATCTAAAGAAACTTGGATGAGAATGGCGAGAAGGAAGAGTTATAAAGTTCGTTATATGGACGGCGGTACTTACACTATTAGATATAATTATTGTAAGTGGTTTGTAAAGGACTGGGCAATAATAAAACTATAAAGAAAGGGAGATAAAAATGAGTAGTGAAATAGCGGAATTAAAAACAACGCAGGAAAGAAAGCCCAAACAATACAGGGTTTACGGCAAGCTAAAGAAAGAAAAAAGATTTAAAGCTTTAGACATGGATGAGGGTTCGCAAGTAGGGAATTTAATCTATGCAACCATTGTTACGATAAATGACGTGTTAACCGAAGAGAGGTTCAACACCATATTAGAAAGTATGAGAATTGATAACCCAACGTGGGACTTTGAGAAGAGGGAGATAAAATGAGAAATAATAATGTGAATGATTTAATGCAAGGCTTTATAAATGGGTTATGCCCACCAAGGCAAAGAGCAATTAGCGATATAGCAATAGACATTATAAACGATTGGAAAAACGTTCACTTTGGAGCGGTGCCATATTTAGAAGCAATGCAGGAAATAGATGGCGTGGATGATGAGTATTATTTAGACTCGCCAAGGACAATAATTAATTACTTCTTATCGAATGCAGGAACTTGGAAGGGAGAGGTAGCGAGAAGGATAAAAACAGAACTAAAGGAGTTGGTGAAGCATGGATAGAAAAACAAACGAATTAAAACAAGAGATAGCTTCTATAATAGCTAACTCTTATGGAACAGGTAGGTATTATAAACATTGGCTAGGGTTTAGATATACAGATGGAATGCATCTTATAGCAGAAACTGGAGCATATTGGTTGCTGGACTTAATAGGAAGTTATCAACCTAACTTAAGAGGTGTAGAGTTTCAATGTTGGACATTAGTCAATAAAGACTGCCCAAACAAGGCAGAAATTCAAAGTACATTGCCAGCACTATTCAAAAAGAATAAGAGTGCCGAGGCGATAATAATATGCACTGATGGGAATGGGAATATTATGCACAAGCAAGCCTTGGAGATATGCAGTATTCCAAATGATAAGGTTAGAATGTATCTAATAGATAGAGTGTTGATGTTAAGTGGGGAATATTAGAAAGGAGAAAACAATGACATACGAGGAAAGAATAGAAGCTATAAAAGAAGTGGTAAAAATAGAGAAGAGAGAAGCGTTCGTTAAAGATTATGAAGCAACCGATACAGAAGCCATGGGATTAATACTAACAAAGGCGTTGCAATATGATGGTATAGCTTGTATAGAGGCACTCTGTTATGCCTTAGAGGACTGCAATTACCATACCGAGATGAGAGAGATTAGCGATAAATATTTAAAAGGAAGGGTTTAGCATGAATATGAAAGACTTAATAAAATTAATGAAATCAGATGATTTTTATGAGAATAATTCAATAGCGATTATTAAAGAGCAGGTTCTAAAGTTGATAGTGAAATATGAGCTAAGTAACACCCTGATAGAGGTTCTTTTGGATGAAGTTCCGAAACCTAAAAAGAAATTTAGGATTTTCCACCCAAATGGTAAGGAACTCGAGTTATCACATGATACAAAACAATTCGGTCTGAGCACACTATGGAGGCTAGTAGAAGACGAAGAGCATAGTAGGACAGAGTTGATTTTAACAGAGGTACACCATTTATTAGGTGCTATCTTAGAGGAAAGAGTGGAGGTGAGAGAATGAATATAGACAAATTTGAGTATAAAATAGGAAACCATAAGATAGGCAAAGACACTTTGATTTTTAATATGGGGAGTGCGACAGACTGCCCAAGTAAAGCAAGAGGCATTTGTGAGATAACCAATGCAGGTAAGAAGTGTTACGCCTTGAAAGCAGAAAAGCAGTACGCACAAACCAAGCCCTACAGAGACAGGCAAGGTAAATACTGGAGAGAGTCTAAAGGCGAAAGGATAGCAGGCGATATCTATGAAGCACTATTAAAACATAAGGGCATTAAGTATATTAGATTTAATGAGTCTGGAGACTTCTATACTCAGTTTGATGTAGCAAAACTAAAATACATAGCTGGAAAAGTAGGGAGATTGTTAAGAGGCAGGTTTAATAGAAAAGTTATCTTTTACGGCTACACAGCTAGAAGAGATCTTTATTATGGAGTATCAGGAGATTGCCCAAATTTGATAATTAATGGCAGTGGGTTCTATTTAGATAATAAGGTCGTAGCAGTAGAAGAGTATTCAGGTAAGAACCATGCATGCAAAGGAAACTGTTTGGGTTGTATGCTATGTAAAGAGCCAGCAAAGAGAACGATTGAGATTAAATACCATTAAAATACTTGGGTGGCGGAAGTCAGACGCTAAAAGCTAAAGCAGATAAGAGAGATGGTCAATAGCTAGGATATTCTCTCATGCAGGTATCGAATCCTGTCCCAAGTATAATAAATTAGAAAGGAAGTAATTATGTCAGGAAGTATTTATACGTATGAAGAGTTAGGTCAGTTAGATATTGATGAGCACACCCCAAGTGGGTATGAAGAGGAGGATTATGACGAATAAGCACACTTGTATTATAGGAATATCGGAAAGCTATATTAATGAGTATGAGGAGAAAAAAGACTGGCATCTTGCCTACAAAGATATTGATGTTGAATGCTATTTTAAATACTGTCCCATTTGTGGGAAGAGACTAGAAAGGAAGAGGCGAAGTAATATATGAAGTAAAGAAGGAATTAAAATAATGAGATAGAAAGGAGTTAAGATGAGTATTAGGGAAGAATTAACAAATTGGGCTAGAGGTGAGTTTTACTCAGACCCAGAAACAAATGAACTTTGTGAGATGTATCAGGACTACATAGGCAGTGAGGATTTGGTAGAAGAGATTATAGAAGCACAAGTTTATACGTTAGAGCGATTATTTCATAAATTTAGTAAGGAGGATTGAAAATGATGCATGAGATAACTAAAGAAGAAGCTAAAACATTAGTGAAATATGGAAATGTTCAGGTATTTGGATTATATGATGATGGGTCTGAAAGCGACTTATATTATAACCCAGAAGGAATTAATGACTTCGAGAGGTTTGCAGTAGAAAGGGTAAATGATGATTGAAGTAGCAATGATACATTACGCATCAGGTTATACTTCTGAGGGATGGGTTGAGCTTTATGCAGATTGGGATGTCGCACTAGAAGAATTCAAGAGCGAGCTGTTAGGAGAGCTTGTAATGTGGGACGACATTCTAAATTTCAATGAGGATTTTAAAGAAAAATTAGGATTTGAGCTTCCTAATAATGATGGTACCAAAACTTTTGAAGAATATACCAAAGAGTTGAAAAAAGCTCAAGACTTGTATGTTGAATTGATGGTAAATGAATACCACCACTTCAAATCAGATAGCGATGTTTACAGGGAGTGTTGGGTAAGTAAGGAGTATTTAAGATGAAAAATTGTAATTGTGGTAGTACAGAGTTTTTAATTTTTGAAAGTGTTTTATATGATGCGAATATTGAGCAAGGGGTGTTGATTTTAGATACAACTAGCAAATATGAAAGGGAAATAGAGAGGGTTGAGTGTAAAAGGTGCGGTACTGTTGTAAATGATTTTAGAGGAGAGATAGGATGATAGTAATATTAAAAGATTGTGGAGAGCATGGATTACTAGCTTGCGGAGTTGATGGTGAGGAACTTAAATTTAAAGACCAAGCAGAAGCACAGGACTTTCTTATAGAGAAGGGCGTGCCAGTACAAGAGCTTGATACATTTATTTACGAAGATGAAGGAAGATAATGAAAT